TCTACGCCAGTGATAGTTATATCCTTTGAAACCCCATCTGAAGACTTCAGTTACTGCAACCAAAGGATGTTCGTCATATTCTAATCTTGGTGTCTTTGCTTGATAGATGAATGTATAAAACTTACCAGCATCAGGCACTAAGTCAGTTTCGTTGAATATCTGTAAAATATTCATCATTATAAGGTCAGCATCTTCAGCACCTTCAATTGCAAGTGCTTTTCTAAGTTGAGACACTTTAGTAGAAGAAGTTTGTATGTCCTTACCGAAACCTTCTGCCATTACTT